CTGAGGCACTTGTCACAGCTAAATATAACGTGGCTTAATAGGAGGATAGAAAATGGCTACAGTTGACGTATCAAATGGTATCAATGCAGGTACGCACCCAAGTCGTGCTATCCGCAAGGAGCCATACAAAGTAGAAGTTGACGTTAATCTTGCTACTGCAACAACCACTAAAGGTTCAGCATTAGCAGCTTCTGACGTACTTGAAGTAATTGATGTACCTGCTAAAACAATGGTTTGGGCTGCAGGACTTGAGATAGTAACTCCAAGTGACGGTGATTTCAATATTGATATTGGAATTACAGGCACAGACGTTGATGCATTTGTAGATGGATTTGATTGTGATAGTAACTCAACAGGAGACATGACAAATCTACCTGCTGCATATCAACCACAGGTTGTTGCTACAGCCGACACTATTGACGTTCTTTTAACATCAGGAGGTAGTGCTTATCCTACTTCTGGAGTTTGGAGAACATGGGCTGTCATGCAAGATGTATCAGACGATCTAGGGCCAGATGAAGTAGATCGTGACCAATTAGCTTAATTACAAATTAAGTAAACTGTATGGGTGGCTCTAAAAGGATAGGGCTACCCATTTTTTTTATAAAGGATTAAAGATGGCAATTTCACAAGCTATGTGTACCTCTTTCAAGAAAGAACTTCTTGAAGGTAAACATGACTTTAATTCTGCAGGTCACACTTTTAAACTTGCTTTATATTCGGCTGCAGCTACATTAAGTGCAGGTACTACAAACTTTACAACTTCTGGAGAGGTAGTAGGTGCAGGATATAGTTCTGGTGGTATAGAACTTACTAAGGTAGATCCTACAGCAAGTGGCACAGTTGGTATTACTAACTTTGGAACTGCTACATTTACTGCAGTATCTATTACAGCTAGAGGTGGGTTAGTATACAATACAACTACTGATGGTACTTCTAGCACTACTAATGCAGTATGTGTTTTAGATTTTAGTGCAGATCAAACTGCTGTTGCAGGTAACTTTGTAGTTAGTTTTCCTACAGCAGATGGAACATCAGCAATATTAAGAGTAGAGTAAAATATGTCTAGTCATATTACTTTTGCTAGATATGGAACTGCTGTATTTGGTACAGATAGATATAACTCACAAAGTGTAGCAATTACTTTAACAGGAGTATCTAGTACTGGTGCAGTTGGTAACGTATCTATAGAAGCAGTAGATACAGGTACAAATGTAACAGTAAATGTTAATGGTGTAAGAACAATAGCAAGAGTTGGAGTACCAATAATTTCACCTGTGGTATTTGACTTTAGTACTGTTAAAGATAATTATGAAAGACGTAGAACAGTTTATGTACATAGACGAAGTAACAATGCAGATAGAACAGTAAAGGTAGCATAATATGTCTCTTAAATGGCCCAGTAAAGATCCAGATGAAACAGTAGATTTTAGTATGGATTGGTCTAGATATTTAAATAGTCAGGCAACTATAGATACAGTTACATGGTTTGTTGATAATGAATCTGGTGTTAAGACTCAACTTAATACAGGTAGTATTATTAATAATCTACAGTTAGTAGGAGTCTCTAAAACTGATACAGTTGCTACTGTTAATTTAGGACTAGGTACAAATAATACAAAGTATAAGTTACATTGTCAAATAGTTGATACAAGTGGGACAATAGCAGAACGATCTGTTACTTTACCTATTAAGGAATTTTAATGGCATATAATTATTTAGGACTTGTAAATGAAGTTAATCGAAGACTTAATGAGGTAGAACTTACCACTAGTAATTTTTCTACAGCTTCTGGTTTTCACTCACAAGTTAAAGATAGTGTAAATGCAGCAATACAAGAAATAGATCAAGAGTATCCACATTGGCCTTATAATTTTGTAGAGCAAGAAGATACTTTATCTACAGGAGTAAGTAGGTATAGTTTTCCTGCAAACTCTACTGTAGTAGACTTTGAAACCTTTAGAATTAAAGAAAGTGATACATTAAATAACAGAACTCAAAAACTAAAAGTATTAAGGTATGAAGAATATTTAGAAAGATTTGTAGAACAAGAATATACATCAGATACTAGTTTATATAATGTTCCTGTATTTGTATCTAAAGCTCCTGGTCTAGAATATGTATTATCACCTGCACCAGATAAAGCATATACAGTTGTATATGAATATTATTTAACAAGTGTTGAAATGACAGATAGCACTGATGTGCCAAAGATACCAGAAATATATAGAAATGTAATAGTAGATGGTTCTATGTATTATGCTTATATGTTTAGAGGTAATACACAAGATGCATTAGTTGCAAAAGAAAAGTTTCAAGCAGGATTAAAGAACATGCGAATTGTTCTTATAAATGAAAACACATATGTTAGATCTACTATGCTAACAAGATCACAGAGAAGTACATACGTTTATAGATTGGCTTCATAAATGGCAGACAGATTAGAAACATATGCTTTCGAGTTTAAAGAAGGTTTAGTGAGTAGTCTATCACCATTACAACAAGGTTCACAAAAACCTGGTAGTGCTAGATTATTAAGAAACTTTGAACCTTCAGTAGAGGGTGGTTATAGAAAAGTATTAGGTTATAGTAAGTTTGATACTAATACAGTTCCTGCATTTGGTGCTCCTAAAGTTCATGGGGCAAGTCAAACAGGTACAACATTAGTTGTAGCAGGATTGTATATAACTCCTGAAAATGGAGATACACTTACTATAGCAGGAGTTACAGGGACATATACAGTTAGTGGTGTAAGTTGGGCTACTGCAACTAAAAGAGCAACACTTACATTATCAACTAGTTTAGCAAGTTCACCTGCAGATCAAGCAGATGTAACTTTTACAACTAACAGGGGTAGTATTACAGGATTAGCTGCATGGAGAGGTTCTTCTATTGTAAGTAGAGGTAATCATTTATATAAATCTACTGGTAGTAATTGGACTAGAATAAATGTTACTCAGTATGGTACACCTGTAGTAAACGGAGCAAGTCAAACAGGTGGTAGTTTAGCCATAGATGGATTAACATCTATTCCACAAGCAGGAGATACTTTTACAATTGCAGGTGTAACTTTAGTGTATACAGTATCAGGAACACCTACAGTTACAAGTGGTGGAACTACTATGAGTATATCTCCAAACTTAGCTAGTAGCCCTGCAGATGGAGCAGCAATTACTTTTTTAACTAGCAATAAAAGTAGTACAAGTAAACAAAGATTTGTAAAATATAGAATAGGATTAACAGAAAAAATAGCAGGAGTAGATGGTTCTAATTATCCATTTACATATGATAATACAAACTATGTACCACTAGTAAGTGCTCCTGATGATATAGAGGGTGCATCACATATAGCATTTTTTAAGAATCATTTATTTTTTGCAAAGGGAGATGTATTAAGTTTTACATCGCCTTATACAGATAACGATTTTAATCCTGCTAATGGTGCAGGAAATATAAGTGTAGGTACAGATATAACTGGACTGATAGCTTTTAGAGAACAATTAATTATATTTAGTGAAAATAAAATAGAAAGACTAATAGGAAATACACTTGCAGATTTTGTATTACAACCTATAACAACTAATATTGGTTGTGTAGATTCAGATACTATTAAAGAAGTTGCAGGTGATGTAGTATTCTTAGGGCCAGATGGACTTAGATCATTAAGTTCTACAGATAAAATTGGAGACTTTGATTTAGCAGTAATATCTAAAAATGTACAGAAAGAAATTACAGATTTAATTACAGCTAATACAAGTTTTGATAGTGTAACAATTAAAGGTAAATCACAATACCGATTGTTAGGTTTTAATACTAATGTTTCTGAAAGTAATGCTACAGGAATATTAGGAACACAATTAGCAGGAACAGAGGGTAGTTTTTTTGGTTGGGCTGAGTTAAGAGGATTTAAAGCATTTGTTGCTGATAGTGATATGTTTAATTCAACAGAAACTATTTTATTTGCTAACTCAGGTGGGTATGTTTACAAAATGGAAAGTGGTAATAGTTTAGATGGTAATAATATTGAAGCTACATTTTTTACACCATTTGTTACATTAAACGATCCACAACTCAGAAAAACTATTTATAAATTACATTTATATACAGATCCTGCAGGTAGTATTAATACTACAGTAAATTTAAAATTTGATTTTGATGAAGATGATGCAATACAACCTGCACCAATTACTTTGTCAAATACAACACAAGAGGTTTCAATTTATGGAAGAAGCACATCAGTTTTTGGAACTTCTACATTTGGTGGTAAATTAAAAAAAGTATTTACTACACAAACAATAGGGTCTGGATTTAATGTAGCACTACAGTTTACATCGAGTGATACATTTCCTCCATATTCATTAGATGCTGCAGTTTTAGAATTTGGAACTTTTGATAGACGATAAGGATTTTTATTATGGGTAATGCATACGCAAGTAGAAACGATAGTGCAAATAATATTGCTGATGGTAATGTTATTAACGCAGCAGATTTTGATGGAGAATTTGATGCGATAGTAAGTGCATTTGCAACCGATGGGCATACACATGATGGCACTGCTGCCGAGGGTGGCCCAATCCAAAAACTAGGCCCATCACAAGAAGTAGAGGTTGAT